ACACATGATATTTACAAATGTAAAAGAAGTCATGCATGGCTTAAAGTTAAACCTTTTATTGAAGTAACATTGTCCGTTGTTGCACTAGAAGAAGGCACAGGAAAGAATGAAGGCTTACTTGGTGCTCTTGTAGTAGAAGGTGAAGACGACGGTAAGTTCTTTAGACTAAACGTTGGTAGTGGACTAACTGATGAAAACAGAGAGCAGATTTGGGCAAACCAAGATGCTGTTATTGGTCAGTTAGTTGAGATTAGAGCCGATGCCGCTACACAATCACAGGATAGTGACGATGTGTGGAGTCTTAGATTTCCACGTTTTAAAACATTTAGAGGTTTTGAACTAGGAGAAAAACTGTAATGGACATTATTGTTGATTTGGTTTTTGGATTTTTATACTTTGGTTACCTTGCTATGTTAAGTATTGGTGCCCATTTTATAATTAAGGAGACTTTATAATGTTGAAGAAATTTGCAGAATGGTTAGACATTTGTAAAGTCCATTGGAAAGAAATATTTGCTTTGTCTTTTATTTTTCACTTTGTGACAGATTTGCTAATAATCGGTCCGTTATTTTATATACTAGGAGCAGTATTTGGTTTAGACTGGATACATGGACATTAATGAGCGATAACAATAAATTTTTAATACAAGATCATAAGGAAGGTTCTAGAGTACAAAGAATCTACAAGTTTGATAATGGTTACGGTGCAAGTGTTGTAAAAGGACCATTCACCTATGGTGGTAAAGATGGTAAGTGGGAACTTGCTGTCATTAACAATATTACCGAAGAAGGTTTTGATATGTGCTACGATACTGAAATTACTGATGACGTAATTGGACACTTAAATGATCCTGAGGTAGATAGACTCCTATATAAGATACGAGATCTTTAACCTAAGGTAAATATTGGTATGGATCAAAGAATAATCGATATTCTCAGTCGAGAATCAAATAGACAAGACAATACAATAGAACTCATAGCAAGTGAAAACTATGCCAGTGAGGCAGTGATGGCTCTAAGCGGAAGTATATTTACAAACAAATATGCAGAAGGTTATCCAGGAAAACGATACTACAATGGTTGCGACCACATGGACGAAATTGAGTCTATGGCAATCGAAGAAGTAACTAGATTGTTTAGTTGCAACTTTGCTAACGTACAACCTCATTGTGGTGCCAATGCCAATACAGCAGTTTACCAAGCATTTTTAGAACCAGGTGACAAAATATTAGGTATGGACTTAGCAAGTGGAGGACATTTAAGTCACGGCTCCGCCCCAAACATATCTGGTAAAATTTATAATGCATATCACTATGGTGTAGATAATGAAGGCTACTTAGACTATAATGCAATCATGGAGCAGGCTAAAGAACTTAGGCCACAGATGATTGTTGCTGGTGCTAGTGCATATCCAAGACAAATAGATTGGGAAAAGTTTAGAGAGATTGCTGACGAAGTAAAAGCATTCTTGCTAGTTGATATGGCACACTACTCAGGACTTATAGCAGGAAAGGCCTACGACAGTCCACTACCTTATGCTGATGTTGTTACAAGCACAACACACAAAACCTTAAGAGGTCCAAGAGGTGGTATTATACTTTGGAATAATGAAGAATACACTAGACGTATCAATAGTGCAATATTTCCAGGTACTCAAGGCGGCCCATTAATGAATATGATTGCCGCAAAAGCACAATGTTTTGTTGAAGCAAATACATCTTCATTTGGTATGTACGCCAATGATGTTGTTGTAAATGCTAAAGCATTTGCAGAACAACTAACAGCAAATGGATTTGAATGCTTGACAGGAGGCACAGATTCGCATATAATATTACTAGATTTAACAAACAGAGGACTAAGCGGTAAGTCAGCGGCAAACCTTTTAGAGATGAATGGTATTACTGTAAACAAAAATGGTATACCAAATGATCCAAGAAGTTTTACTGAAACAAGTGGAATAAGATTAGGTACTGCGGCTGAAACTACTAAGGGACATGACACACAATGGTTTAGAAACTTAGCAGACGAAATCGCTGATATTATATGAAGAAACGTGAAGAAATGTTAGTTATTACCGCAGAGGAATGTGGAGAACTAATACAAGCATGTAGCAAAGTAATTAGAAGCAAAGGTAAAACAAAATACTTACGCAACTTGCAAGATGAAGTTGGTGATGTAATGTGTATGATTGAAATACTCAAGATGAGTGGTTTGGTTACTGACGAGCAGATTGCTGACAGGATTGAAGAAAAGAAACAAAAGTTAATGAAGTGGAGTTTGTTGTTTAGCGATGAAGATTGATTTTGATGTAGATATTGATATGGCTAACAGAGACGATCTGTTAAGAATTATCAATCATACACCAGCAAGTATTTGTAAAGACAACGAGTTTACAAAACACAACACAGGTGTGTATCTACAAAATATTCCTTTTTATCCTGTAGAAGGTTTTAGTTCTATAGATCATAAAGATGCAGAAGATCAAGGTTGGTTTAAATTAGACGTACTCAATAACAGCATATATAAAGATGTTAAAGATGAGGCACACTTAGATAGACTACTTGCAACAGAACCTATGTGGGAACTGTTCCAGCATGAAGAAGTAGTAGAAAAATTATTCCATATTAACAATCATTTTGATATTGTAAAACAACATTTACCTACAAGTATTGATCAACTTGCAATGATACTTGCATTGATTAGACCAGGTAAAAGATATCTTGTTGGAAAATCATGGGAAGAGATTGAAGCGGATGTTTGGGTAAAGCCACAAAACGATACCTACTTCTTTAAAAAGTCTCATTCTTATTCATACGCCGTAGCAATTATTGTACAACTAAACTTGTTGTGCGAAGGTTAGTCTGTTTCAGTTTTTCTCACTAACTGAATAGAACGTCTCTTAACTCTTTTCTTAATTAAATTTTGTAGGCTGGTTACTGGTCCGAATAATATTTCAACGTCTTTCATTGCAAAAGTTTTTAGGTAGGGATAAAAAGGCTTCATCTCGTGATGTAAAAATACATCTATAGGTAGCATACGATTAGATTCCCACCACCATATGTTACCAAGTTCTAAGAATTCTTTTTTAAGTTCAGTTGTTCCGATTTGACCTGCGTCATAAAACGTGAGTATCTGGTTGTCTGTGTTTACAACTATTCCAACATACTCATTTCCAGCATATTTGATACCTGTTAAAAATTCAATCTCATTAGTTATTTCAGTCATGCAAATGTATTTACCAAATTATAAAAACGATAAATACAGTTATGAGCAACTTTACGCACAAATTGTATTCATTTGACACTACAATAGATTTAGTGGCAACGGATACACAAATAATTTTGGATAACAGACCTATGAACAGTAGAAAAATAAAAGTCCATAAGGGTGTTAATAACGAATTACTTTTTAGCATCACAAACAAGGACAGAAAAAAACAAAACGTTTTTGCAGACAATTTGTATGCATATATTATATCACCAGTAGACAGAAAGAGATTGGTTACAAAACTCTTAGAACATACTTCAGAAAATGGTATAGTTAAATTAATTTTAACAGATGGCGATTTGCAGAATACAACCGCAGGGTTATATCAAATGCATATTGTAAAGAATGATTACAACGACCAAACGTACCTACCTTTGTATAGTGACCAACAAGGTAATGCAAAGATAGAACTTGAAATAACAGACCAAGTATTCCAAGAGCCAATCGCTACACAAGAAAATACTTCTTTCTTGAAAGTAGCAAATACAGACACAGGCGATAGTGCAAACATTTATGCCTCAAGTGCCTTATTTGGCAACTTAGCAAAAAATTTCCAAAATGCTCAACACACCGTTGCAATTTATCCAGCATCGGCATACACAGGACAAGTCACTGTTCAGGCTAGTCTTTTAAGTTCTGTTCCAGATTCAGATGATGCAAGTAAAGATTGGTTTGATGTTAAGAATATCGATATGACAGCAAACACTCAAATTAGAACTGAGACATTCAGTGTTAGTGCTAATTGGGTAAGGGTATTAAGCAAGCCAACTGTAAGCGATACCTCTGCCAATTTGACTAAAGTTTTATTGAGAAACTAGTTGACATTTGTTCTAACTATGCTATAATATAGTATGGTCGAACACATTGTAGAATCTGTACATAGGTTATTACTAGATAACTTACCCGTTAGAACAAACACTACTCCAAGTGGTTGGAGAACGTTTGACTGTCCTATGTGTTCTGACACAAGAAAACGTGCAGGTATAATTCAAGGCGGACCAAAAATAAGTTATCATTGTTTTAATTGTAGTTACACTACAGGCTGGAGTCCCAATCCCCACTTAGGAAGAAAGTATAGAGAGTTAGCAGAAAGAATGGGTGCTGACTCTAGAGAAATCCATGATGTACAAATTACACTTATGCAAAATAGTGATTTGCTACAGGACACAGAAACAAATGAATACGTTTATAACTTCAAAGCATTTGATACAATAGAACTACCAGAAGAAGTAGAAATGATTGATGCATTACCAGATGGCAATGAACTAAAGGAGTATGCTAGGAGCAGAGGTATACTTGGACTTTATCCTTTGTTGCACATAAATGATCTTAGTAATAGAAAACGTATTGTAGTGCCTTTTACTTATAACAGTGAACTAGTAGGTTGGACAGCAAGGCATATTAATCCGCCTGATAAACAAACACCAAAGTATTTACATAACATGCCAAGTGGTTATGTTTTTAACATTGATGCATTTGCAAACAATGACAGAGAAATTGTAATTATAACAGAGGGTGTATTTGATGCTATAATGATTGATGGTATAGCAGTACAAGGTAATAATGTTACACCTGAACAAGCACATTTGATTGACAAGTTAGGTAAACGTGTTATTGTATGTCCTGACAGAGATGAAGCAGGTGTAGAATTAATAGATCAAGCAGTAGCATTAGGTTGGGAAGTAAGTTTTCCAGAATGGCACCATGATTGCAAAGATGCCGCTGATGCTGTATTGAGGTATGGAAGACTAGCAACAATTAACAGCATTATTAAAAATGCTACAAGTAACAAAATCAAGATTCAAGTAAAATCTAAGATGTTTTAACTAAGTAACTTACAAGGAAACTAATAAATATGTCACAAAATTTATACATAGATGGAACAGAAATGTCTGCAGGAGACAATGCTTGGGGAACACAAGTTGCAAGACAGTTTGACAGATATGTAAACAATGCAGAGCCTTACAAAAGCAGTGAAGCAATATTACGTTCGTTGTTTGGCCATCTTGCTAGTATAGGCGAATTTGATGATGCTGATGCTGAAGCACACATGAGACAAGGAGTATATCTAGTAGAGTTTCCTAATCCATACAATCAAACAATTTGGATTCCAGAATACAACACACATGTAAACGTATGTGGTGAGACTGGACAGACATGGATTGCAGATGACGAACTTAGAGATAATCCTACGCCACACTTTACAGAACTAGTAGAAAAGCAACAGCAAAAATTAAATGCTTGGCAAGAATTACGTGGCACAGATGAAGTTTATAATGAACAAGCAAAAGCAGTTAATACATTTATGTTATTTTGTAGAGCATTCCATGTCCCTGCAAGATTTATAGTAAGAGAAACAAGCCATCATCCAGAGTGCGATGCAATTAGAAGTGTGTATCACCCTTACATGATTACTAAAACACATTGGTATTTGCCACGACCAGCTCAAATACTTGATGAAGAATTGTTAAATAATAATGTGCCTACAGATGAAGGGCAAAAAGTCTATGGAACAAAGATAGCAAAACTATTAACTAGGCAGGATATTATACCAAAGCGATGAGTGAGATTAAAGAATACAACGAAGAAGTACAAAGACTGTTTATACAGTTTTTGATTAGTGATCATAATTTGTTTGCTAGATGCCAGAACATTGTAAACTCTGATGCATTTAGCAGAAAGTTTAAGCCTACTGTTGACTTGTTGATATCTCATAGTAAAGATTATAACAAAATGCCAACCATAGAGCAGATAAATGCTGTTGGTGGATTAGACTTTGAAGAAATAAAAAACATTACACCAGAACATCAAACATGGTTTATGGATGAGTTTGAAACTTTTTGCAGACACAAAGCAATGGAATCTGCAATTATTGAAAGCACAGACTTATTAGAAAAACAAGACTATGGAACAGTAGAGCAAAAAATTAGAGGTGCAATGGAAGTAAGTCTTGTTAAAGACTTAGGATTAGACTACTTTGAAAATCCAAAAGAAAGATTAGAATGGATTAAGAAACAAAGCGGTGCAGTTAGCACAGGTTGGAAAGGAATAGATCAAAAATTATATGGCGGACTAAACAGAGGAGAGATAACAATCTTTGCTGGTGGTTCTGGTGCTGGTAAGAGTTTGTTCTTACAAAACTTTGGCGTAAACTGGAGTTTAGCAGGACTTAATGTTGTATATGTTAGTTTAGAACTTAGTGAACAGTTAATTAGTATGCGTTTAGATGGCATGGTCAGTGAATATGCCGCTAGAGATATTATGAAAAATATTGATGATGTTGACTTAAAAGTTCGAATGAAAGGTAAAAAAGCAGGGAAGTTTAGAGTCAAGTATATGCCTAGTGGTGTTACTACTAATGACTTAAGAGCCTTTTTACGTGAATATGAAATACAAAGTGGTGTAAAAGTAGACGCATTACTGGTTGATTATTTAGATCTTATGATGCCTATTAGTGGTAAAGTAAGTGCAGAGAACACATTTATTAAAGATAAGTTTGTTTCTGAGGAGTTGCGTAATTTAGCACAAGAAAGAGATATGTTACTGGTTACAGCATCGCAGTTAAACAGAAGTGCTGTAGAAGAAATAGAATTTGACCACCATCATATTGCAGGTGGTATTAGTAAAATACAAACAGCAGACAATGTTGTGGGTATTTTTACAAGTAATGCTATGAGGGAACGTGGTAGATATCAGATACAATTTATGAAAACACGTTCTAGTAGTGGTGTAGGCAGTAAAGTAGACTTAAAATTTAATCCAGATACGTTGCGTATTGAAGATTTAGATGAAGGTGATGAGGATACTTTAACAATGACAACCAATTCTTTGGTTAGTCAACTCAAACGTACAGGCTCAATTAATGCTGATGAGGAGTCAGCACAGGATGTTGTAGAGGCAGGGTTGCAATTAAGAGACTTCCTTAAGAATAAAAAGTGATAAATACTCATAGTAATATCACGAAAGGAAAATAATGCGAAAAACAAAAAGCATATTAGAGGAACTCAACTCTATCTCTATCGACAGATCGAAAGATTATGTTGTAGAAAATCGTGGTGAGCATGTTATCAATAGTGCAATTAATTTAATAGAGCAAATTGAAAGCAACTATGATGAAAAAGTTTCTAAAGATTTAACAAACAGGCTTATCAACAGCATTCGCAGTAAAGACACAAAGAAGTTTTCCCGTGGTATTAGAAAAGTAATTAAAGAAGCCCAGGGAAAACAAGATGAAAATCTCAGAAGTAACTAAACAAACCAACGAAGATTGGAAACAAAGTCTTAAAAATAATTTTCTTAATTTAGGAAATGCGGCATTAGCCTCTATGGGCTTTGAAGAGGCCCAAATGAAACTCTTTGTAAACACTTATCAGACTGAGTTGCAGAGCAGATTTACAGCATCAATGAAATCAGCAGGTGTCCAAGAAAATCAAATCAAAGCAGAGGACCTTGCACAATTTTTATTAGATGCAGGTATTAGTCCGCAGATACTCACAAAAGCATTTCAAACAGCAAAAGTAGAAGTAGACATCGATTTAAAAAGATGGAACCCTGGTGATGTTGATGATAGAAAAGAAATAGTTGTTAATAAAGATATGGCAAAAAGAAAACAACAGGCCGCTATTTATGGTTGGCCAACTCCAGGTGAAAATGGTGATGTGGACCTCCAGAAATTTGTACCAGGACAACCAGTACAAAATCCAAACTTTAATAAACCAATACCCGATGCTCTAGTAGGACAATTTAGACCAGGCAATCAAGGCGGCACACAATTTGGTTCCGGCGGAAAAGGTGTTGGAGGTGCTACGATATTAACTGCTAAGGGAAGAAATGAAGTTGTAAAAGCCGCTCTACAGGCTCAGATGAGACAGCCTTCTGCATTACAAAACTTAGTGCTACCTCAAACAGCAACAGAGCCAAAAGTACTTGCAAAAGAAATTTTTGCAGATGCAGGTGAATCAGCTCGGGACGCCGGCGCAGGAGACGGCACTAATCCTAGAGACAGAGATAACAATGGCAGAGACGATGAAACAGGCGAGCCAATAGATGATGGACCAGGACAAGTAGATGACCCTCAACTAAATGATATAGTTGATAGAATTTTTAACTTATCAGCAGATCAAAGAGCACAATTAACATCGGCAATCAAAGCAAGGAACGATGCGAGGGCAGGAGCCGCCTAATGTTAATAAATGATATCCTATCAGAAGACCTAAGAGCATGGTTTGGCAAAGGCAAAAAAGGTGGAGCCGGAGGCGGCGGTTGGGATAGATACAATTCTAAAGGTGAAAGAATTGGTAAGTGTGGCGACAGCAAAAAAGGTGAAGGCAAACCTAAGTGTTTAAGTAAATCAAAAGCCGCAAAGTTAAGAGCAAAAGGTGGCAAAAAAGAAATAGCCAAAGCAGTTAATAGAAAACGTAGAAAAGACGGCAACAAAAATCGTAAAGGTAAAGCAAAAAATGTAAGCAATGAAAGTTTATATTTAGAGATTCCTTTTGATCAATGTCCACAATGCGGTGGGCCTATTGAAGGCTTAGATGAAGCAAAGAAAAAGAAAAAACCAAAAAGAGATGCCTGCTATCACAAAGTAAAAAGCAGGTATAAAATATGGCCTAGTGCTTACGCCAGTGGTGCATTGGTACAATGCAGAAAGAAGGGTGCTAAGAATTGGGGCAATAAATCCAAGAAGAAAAAATAATGCGTTTGTTTGAAGTTACCAAAGAACGGCTTGAAACACTTAACGAAAGTGGAAGTATGTCTGGCGTGGGTGCTATTCACATTGACGAAATTGAACCTACTTTAGATTACTTAGAAAAATCTTTGGGAATGGAATTGAAAAACAACGTGTTAGGTTCAGTGGGTAAAAAGGAATTTTCAGGAGACATAGATGTTGCTATAGATGTAGAGCCTGATGCAATGCCTGAACTACTAGACAAATTAAAAACTAATCCTGATATCATAGACATTGCTAAGAGTAGTGTTATAATGACAAAAGTAAAAATAGCAAACTATGATCCTAATAAAAAATCAGATAGAGCAAGAACAGGTTTTGTACAATTAGACTTTATGCCAGGTAATCCAGGTTGGATGAAAACTTATTACCATTCGCCGGGCGAAGGAGAAAGTCAATACAAAGGTGTATACAGAAACATAATGTTAGCCACAGTTGCCGCATTATATAATAGAAAAGATTCAGAAGAGCAAACAGAGGATGGTAGAAGTTTAGAGTCAGAACAATTTTTGTTTTCTCCTACAAAAGGTTTAGTAAGAGTTAAAAGAACACCAGTGCCTAAGAAGAATGGCGACGGGTATACAAAACAAAACAATAATGTTATCATTGATGGTCCTTGGCTTACACCAGAAGAAATTGTAAAAGTATTAGGATTAGACAACAAAGCAGATTTAAACAGTTTTGAAAGTTTAAAAAATGCAATAGAAAAAAACTATCCTGCTGAACTAGTAAATAAAATACTTGACAGTATCAGGGATAATAAACAAATACAAGACATGGGCATTCCTTCCGAACTAGAAATGTCTGAAGATATATTAATGTACATGAGGAAACTAGCATGAGGTTTAGAGAAATCAAATTGCTAATGGAAGCCGCAAGGATTCAACATGCTGAAGATATTATCTTTTGGGAAGGTTCAAAAGGTGCCATGCGTGTTGTAAACAGTTTAAAAAGTTTAGAAAAAGATGGGCACAAAGACGTCACAATAAAATGGGACGGCTCTCCTGCTGTTATATTTGGTAGGAATCCACAAGGACAATTTGTATTCACTGATAAAAGTGGTTGGACAGCAAAAGGATATGATGGTAAAACAACATCTGCTGAAGAAGTTAGAAACATGTTTTTATCACGTAGTGGAGGTTCCAGAAGAGAAGATCCAGCACAAATAGAATTTGCTAACACAATGGCGGATTTATTCAATCAATTTGAATTAATAGTTCCAGAAAATTTTAAAGGTTATTTTAAAGGAGACTTACTTTACAGTCAAACACCTCCTGTACAAAATAATAACTATGTTTTTAAACCTAACATTGTGGAATATGCTGTTGACGTAGAATCAGAATTAGGACAAAAAATTAGACAAAGTAATGCTGGTATAGTTATTCATAGGATGGTAGATGAAGAAGGCAATGAATCACCTTTACAAAATTATGATATATTTACAGGTGATAATGTACTTGTTGTACCACCTATCAGTGTCGAGAAACCTGCACAAAAGATTAGTCCTGCATTAAATAAATTAGAAGCAATGGTAAAACAAAATGCAGGTCTTATAGATGAGTTGCTTAGTACAACAGAATTATCTATATTAAAAATGAAGGACTTTCCTCAGATACTGTATAGATATATTAATTCTAAAGTAGATACAGGCTTAGATGAATTAGGAGTTGACTTTATAGATTGGTTACAAACATCAAATGTCAGTGCTGTAAAGAAACAACGTATAGCAGACTATATACAAAAACACAGTAAAGCCTATTCGGCAATGTGGAAAACAGTTTCTGCTATTATGCAGGTTAAAGATAAAGTTATATCACAGTTTGAAAATCAAGGTGGTGATATACAACAGAATATAAATGGTAATAGTGGTGGCGAAGGATATGTATTAGCACACCCAGACGGTGATATTAAATTAGTGCCAAGGGCAACATTTAGTGCGGCAAACAGGGCGGTAACAAGATAATGGATTTAAAATTAATAAATCAAGAAATAGCAGAAGCAAGACTATTTAGATACTCTAGAAGTTTTGGTGCCTTTACAGGTAGACAAATTGCTGACTTATTGTTCTTGAATACGTTAGCACTACACTTACTTTATCTCGAAGATAAAACAGTAAAGAGAGCAAAAGATTATGCAAAAATAACAGTTGCATATGGTAACTTTGCATTGTTTAGAACAGCGGCCTCAGATTTATATCTATTAGCATACGCACTTTTACATCCAGACAATCAAAACATGACTTTTACAAAACATTCAGAAAGTAAAAAATTCATGGAAGGTTTACAGTTTGATCAAGGCATGTACATTAAATATTTGCGTATGGTTGCACAATCAAGAGCAGGCAGAGAATATGCAAATATGTATTTTTATAGACTAGAAAATCAGTTAAAAATAAAAGATTCTCGTTATAAAAGATGGCGTAGATTGATAAGTACATATAAGAACTTAAAATTTGCACAAAGAAATGCCATATATGCTCAACTGGTATTTGAAATTAAAAGAATAGGTGGTGGAGCAGGTAGAGGTAGCGAATTAGTTCCTGCACTAGAACCATTTCTCAAGAAAAGAGGTTACAGAGATCTTGAGAGAAAGGCTAACAAAGCGGCGGCTGATGCACAAAGACCATCATTTGCCACTAGAGCCGCGGGTACAGTTGCAGGTGCCATAGCAGGTAAATATGCTATAGATAAGTTAAGAAAAGCAAAACCTTCTACACAAGATAAGATAGGTACAGGCATAGGAGCAATAGCAGGCTACTGGGCAAGTGGTAGAAAGAGACAGAAATGAAGATTTATGAAATAACAGAAGCACCAGATCTTGACGATGTTGAACCGTCTAGCAACGTAAAACCTGCTAGGGCTAAAGATTTTAGACAACAAGCACAAGACAAAGGTTGGGATCAAAACGAACTTACCCAAATGCGTCAAACATACAAAGACAATCCAGAGTTTGTGAATCTTGTACAAGTTGCTTTAATGATGCCTCACATACAGACCATGCAACAAGCAATCAGTTATGCTAACACAGAATTAGCGGCACTAAAAACCAGAGATCAAGATTCTGTTGATAGACATATTAGAAAAACTGGTGGTAAAGCAGGTGATTGGAAATCAGCGGCTCAGGCGGCGGCAGATGCTGAAAAAAGAGCAAAGCCACTAAGAAAATACTCAAAGACGGCTGGACAGTCCCCCGACGATCCTGAAATACCAGGAATGGATCTAATTAAAACAGCACTTAGAAAGATTGTTAATAAAGGTGAAGAGGTGGTTGGATTAGGCAAAGGCGAAGTTCAATCATATTTAGATAAAGTAGGTAGTGACGCCAAAGACGTAGCCAGTAAGTTCGACGCCTAAATAAATACTAGTATGGCAATACTAGACGACCCATTAATCATAAACCAACACATCCTGGAAATGAGTTCCACAGAATCTGTGTTTGGCAACTTCAAAATTCCTATGGAAGTTGCTAATGCAAGACCAGGTAAATTAATTACTACATCTACACCTGGCTTTGAAAAATCCAAAGAATTCTTCAATTATGAATGGTTCCATTCATTTAACACTGACTTTTTTGAACAAGGTGATACTGTACTATGGGCAGGCAGTTGTATAGTAACAGACTTTGCTAGTATATTTGAAAAGAAAATGTGGACAACCAACAAAGTTTTTAGATATGGACAAGGTGTATTTAATATGAAAACACTTGCTATGAACTTACGTTGGCTTTTTGAAGATGGTGATATGTATCAAGAAAGCATCTGGGAAGATTACAGTCCTAAGCAATTTAAAATCAGCAAAAGAGACAAAGAGTTTTTGAAACTAAAAATGCTTGACTTTAATAAAATGGTATTATTTAGTGGCACCACAGACATTTATCATGACAAAGTAACAGGGCAGGACCTACATGCGGCACCGCCATTAGCACACTTAGATCATGAAAGACATATTATACGCAGAATGTCTCATGAAGAAACATTGCAGTCACACAAAGAAGTATTAGAATTAATACACAAATATATTTGTAAAGATGTACTCTTTATACTCAGTCCTTTTGGATTTGCAAGCCAATCTTTCCCAGAGGATCACCCTCCTTTAGCACTATCCTTTGTTGCAAAATCCAGCATTCGTGTTGCAGTAGAAGAAACAATGCGTGAAAATTACTTTCCTTTGTATGAATTAATACAAGAATACTTCACAGATTACAGAGATAAAGGACTACACATACATAATGATATAATACAAGTGCTAATAGAAGTACTGGGTGTTTGGTATGGTAACTTTGAAATAACAAGAACCAAATCTGAAATAATGAAAGATTTCCAAATACTGAGAAAAGCATTTGTACAACGTGCATTAGAAAATAAATCATTACCAAAAGAAGAAGTTTACACACCTATTACTACACGTTCTAAAGACGTGCCATTCTAGACTCCAAAACAATAATCCAAAAACTGATAAATAGTGTAAGCAAGGACACTAATGTCTTGCAATGGAGACACACATGGCATTAACAAGAGCAGGAGCAATGAATAACCAGGAGGTTTTATCTGGTAATATAGAATTTTATTCATTGTTTACGTCGTTAGACATCACTAGAACAGGTGATTTCAATGACAACACACAAAAAGACTTTGAAAGTATAGTGCAAGTTATAGGACTAAGGGCTATGCCCGTTGTTATGAATAACCCTGTAGCACTAAGTGGAAGTGGTGCATTAGTATTAGAAAACTATGGGGCACCTACACTTACAGGAGCAGGGTGGATTTTTAAATTTGCATTTGAACGTGAAGGCGTTCACACAATAGATACTCTCAAAGATGAGTTAAATGGTATAGTATTAAATGGTGGAACCATAGATACTAAAAGTACAGTGAATATGGAATTCACTAAACAAGATTTATTATAAGAGTAGACTAAAAAATGGCTAGAAAAAAGGTAGAAACTAAAGAAGTACCACAACCAGAGCAGTATATTCAAGAGGGTGGTGTTGAAGCACATATTATTGCAGATATGTTGCGTATAGAAAGCATTACTGCTGAACTAAGAGAATTCAAAGATGATACTAAATCAAGACTTGATAAACTAGAAGGTTGGATAGTTGCTATTGTTGGTATTACTGTAACTACACTTTTAGCCACAGTAGGAACACTATTAGGAAGTATATTATTATGAATATAAGAGAAATTGAAGAAGGCACACGTTGTTGGAAAGGTTACGAGAAGAAGGGCATGAAAACCATGTTCGGAAAACGTGTACCAAACTGTGTCAAAAAAGAAGGTCTCGAAGAATATGATTATGATGACGACAATGCTTTCTTTGAAGACTACGGATGGATTGAAGATAACCTAGAAGAAGCAGAATACCGCGGACGTAAAGTTAAACTTAACAAACCTATGCAAGGCGATGTTAAGAAGTTTAAAGTTTATGTGAAAGATCCTAAAACAGGAAACGTTAAAAAAGTAAACTTTGGACACGGCGGTTCAAGTGTAAAAGGTAAGGCTATGAAAATTCGCAAAAACAATCCTAAAGCAAGAAAGAGTTTTAGAGCAAGACATAATTGCGATAATCCAGGTCCAAAGACTAAAGCAAGATACTGGTCATGTAAGAAGTGGTAAAATGAGATTTAACGAAGTCGACGATAGCGAAATATTTGAAGCCAGAATGGTCTGGCGTAAAATGGGCAACAAAGTAAAACGTGCTGTCAGGTGTACATCTGGTAGGCGTAAAGGTAGGGTAGTCTCAAAGGCTAGCCAATGTGGTGCTCCTATAGACTTCAAAAAACGTTTAACACTTAAAAAAACAAAAGCAAAATTTGGAGCCAAGATTGCTCGTAAGGCTAAAAGGTCTAAGAAGTATAATCCAATTAGTCGTAGGGTAGCACAAATGAACAAGCCTACGAGATTTAAACCTAAAAAGAGTCCTTTCAAAGCAAAAACAAACAGATTCCCAAACAGGAAAAAGTAAATGAAGTTTAATGATATTAAAACTTTAGAACATTTTTTAAAAGAATATGGGTCTACACCAGGTGCTCCTGCGTATAGTACTTTTGGTCAAAAAGCAAAAGCCGCCGCAAAATTTGTTAAGGATAGAGTAAAAGCAGGATCAGATCTAGCACAAGGTGATATAAAAGGTGCTATGGGACAATCATCATCACCAAATACCATGCAAAAAGCAAGTCCTAATGCAAGACAAAAAGCAAGTCCTAATACAACAGGTAAAAGTGCGGCACCTAAAATGGTTGGCGTACCAGCAAAAGGCCTAGACGATGGTGCTGTATTCAAAGACAAGGACGGTAATACAGTAGGTACAGTAATTAGTAAAGTAGGTATGTCACCTAATCCAGATAAGATTGTTGTACAAAATGTTAAAGGCGAATACGAATTATATGATCCTAATGTAGAAGTTATGATAGATGAGGACATAGGTCATGACATACTTAAAAAAGTTACAAAACAACAAACCACAAAGAAAAACTCCATTGCTAAAAAAATTAAAAGACTCTCAAGAAGCCGATTAAGAGAAGGCGAGTATCTAGCAGAAATAAACTTTAACAGT